GCGTCAGGTCGTCGCCGCCGGCGCGCCGGTCAAACGCATGATCCCCGGCGCCGATCAGAACAAGAGCGGCTGGGAGAAGACCGACGGGCGCGAATTCATTCCGACGGTCACCGCGCCGGCGAGCGACCGGGCCGCCGCGTGGGAAGGCTGGGGCACCGCGCTGAAGCCAGCGTGGGAGCCGATTTGCCTGGCGCGCAAACCCTTAAGCGAAGCAACCGTCGCGGCGAACGTGCTGCGCTGGGGAACGGGCGCAATCAACGTCAATGGATGCAGGATCGCGACTGACGATCGTGTTCCTGTTTTTGAAACGAGCGGCGGTCAAAAGTTTGAAGTCGGTTGCCGCGATCAAGGCGTCCGGCAAATCGGGACGCATGGCCTCGGTCGCTGGCCGGCTAACATCGTCCATGATGGGTCGGCCGAAGTGGTGACCCTCTTCCCGGAAAGCAAAGCGGCGCCGGTCGGTAGCGTTGTGATGAAGGCGTCTTCGAAAGACGGTCACGGCAACGCCGCCTCCGCCTTTGGGGCTGAAAGCCGGCCATACGGGACGGTGAACGTTTCGCATGGCGACTTCGGCTCGGCCGCGCGCTTCTTCTATTCCGCCAAAGCTGATGGCGACGACCGGCTCGGCTCCAAGCATCCGACCGTCAAACCGGTCGACCTGATGCAATGGCTCTGCCGGCTGGTGACGCCGCCGGGCGGGACGATCCTCGACCCGTTCGCCGGCACCGGCACGACCGGCGAAGCGGCGTGGAGAGAGGGTTTCAACGCCGTGCTGATCGAACGCGAGGCCGAATATTGCGCCGACGTCGCGCGCCGCATGGCGCTCGCCGTCGAAGGCAAGGAGACGCGCCGCCGCGAGGCCGCCAAGGCGCGCCACGGCGCGAAGCCGCGGGATTGCGGGCCGCTGTTCGGCGGCGCGGATCATCCTGTGGGGGGGGGCAAGACCTCTCGACCTTCGGAAATCGCCTCACGGACTGGAACCGACGGGCCAGCGACCGAACCGAACCATCGGGCCGATCGGGCTCAAGCGGTGAGGGCGGCTGAATGACCGTCTCGCCGACCTCCACGCCCGAATCGCCCGCTCGCGAAGCTGTGCTGGCGGCGCTCGCCGCCTCGCCGGCGATCGTTGGCGATGGCGATGCCCCTCATCCGGCCGCTGCGCGGCCACCTTCCTCCCGTGAGCGGGGGGAAGCGGACGACTCGCCCGAAGCGGATGCGCCGCCGCCAGACGGCGACCCGACCGACGACGTCGGCCCATCGGACGGCGACGATGGCGAGGTCAATTTCGACGTCGTGGCGCGTTGCGCGACGCTCGACCATTCCGACACCGACAACGCTAAGCGGCTGATCGCCCATTTCGGCGCCGACCTCGTCGTCGTCGAGCGCGACGGCGCGGCGGGCGGCGACTGGCTCGCCTTCGACAAGCGCCACTGGGATCTCGCCGGCGGCACGGCGCAGGCGACGCGCGAGGCGCAACGGGTCGGCGGCCGCATTGCGCTCGAGGCCGATTGGCTCGCCCAGACGCCGAGCGAGGAAAAGGCGATCAAGCGGGCGCGCGATTTCGGCGCGAGCGACGAATCCGACGAAGCCGATGCGGCGCGGGCCGAAGCGAAGGCGGCGAAGGCGGCGCTCGACGGGCGCCGCAAGGCGCGCCGGCGCTTCGCCGTGTCGTCGAAGAATCAGGCGCGCGTGCGGGCGATGCTCGTCATGCCGACGCCTTACGACCCCGATGCGCCTTACCCCAAGTGGCAGGCGTTCCTCGACCGCTGTCTGCCCGACAAGGCGATCCGCCGCACCGTCCAGCAATACGCCGGCACCGGCCTCACCGGCATGCTGCTGCAGCGGCTGATGTTCCATCACGGCTTCGGCGCCAACGGCAAGAGCGTGTTTCTCGCCGTGATCATGGGCGTGATCGGCAAAAGCTACGGCGTTGGCCTGCCGAAAGAATCGATCATGGGGCAGGGCGAGCGCGGCGCCGGCCAGGCCTCGCCCGACCTGGTGCGGCTGTTCGGCAAGCGCTCGGTGCGGATCGACGAACTCAAGGAAGGCGAGGCGCTGCGCGAGGATCTGGTCAAGCGCCTGACCGGCGGCGACGCCATCACGGTGCGCGACCTGTTCAAGGGCTATCTCGACTTCGCCAACGTCGCGACGCCGCATATGAGCGGCAACGGCTTTCCCAAGATCGACGGCACCGACAACGGCATCTGGCGGCGCATGCTGGTCGTCCATTGGAGCGTGACGATTCCGGTCGGGGAGCGGCGCGAGTTCGACGAGTTGGTCGCCGACCTGCTGACCGAACGCGCCGGCGTGCTCAACTGGCTGATCGCCGGCGCGCTCGACTTTTTGGAGAACGGCCTGGTCGTCGCCGAGCCGATTCTGGCGGCGACCGCCGCCTATCGCGAGGACATGGATCCGATCGGCCGCTTCGCCGCCGACTGCGTGGTGATTGCGGCCGACCGCAAGGTTGGCGCGCGATCGATGTACGAGGCCTATGTGAGCTGGGCCAAGGCCAACGCGGTCTATGTGCAGAGCGAGACGAAGTTCGGACGCGAGATGCGCAAGCGCTTCACGCGCGACGACAAGCGCACGCGCTCCTATCTCGGCTGCGACCTGCACGACGTTCCGTCGCGCCCCGATGACCATTTCGCGCCGTCGCCTGACGGCCCGGAGGACTACGCGTGAGCCCGCAACCCGACAAGCGGGGCTTGCGAAGCCTCGCGCGCCAGAGAGGAGTGATTTGATGGCTCAGAATGCCGAGTTCGCGCTGTTTCAGGCGCGCGTACGCGAATGGTCGGTCGCCTGTTTTGGCGAGGCGATTGCGGACGACGGGACGGAACGCTGCCATCGCTTCCTCGAGGAAGCGCTTGAGCTCGTTCAAGCGCTCGGCTCGACGCGCAGCGAAGCGCATCAGCTTGTCGACTACGTCTTCGGCCGGCCGATCGGCGAGCCGGCGCAGGAGACCGGCGGCGTCATGGTGACGCTTGCGGCGCTGTGCGCGGCATTCGGACTGCAGATGTCTTCCGCGGGCGAGACCGAGTTGGCGCGCGTGTGGACGGTCATCGACAAGGTGCGCGCCAAGCAAGCCGCCAAACCCAAACACTCACCGCTTCCACAATGATCGGGCGCAGCGTTTATGCAACGCTGTGGCGTTTACGCCACCGAGGGTCGCGAGACTTGCGCGAGGGTTTGCAGCCAACCCTCGCGCCTCGAAATCGTTTTTCCCTCAACACGTTAAGAGCGCTGCGCGAGGGTTTGCAGGGTTTTCGCGCGCGTATGTATGGGGTTCGGGGGATTTTGAATGGCGATGAAGCGTTGCGGATTCCTATAGGGAAAAAACCCTGCAAACCCTCGCGTTTGTTTGTAAGTCTTTGATGAAACATCGAAAAATAGCGCGATAGTTGGTTTTAAACCCTCGCGCAACCCTCTCAACCCTCGCGTTTCAACAAAAGGGACGGATGATGAGCAAAAAGGCGATGACGATCGAAGATGCGCTGCGCTGGGCTTATCGGGAGGAATTGCCGAAGCGTGAATTCGGCGGCGCGGACGGCGCGAATTGGCTGGCGACCTATGTCGAGCTCGGCACGCGGATCGACGTCAACGCCTTCGGCGTCGTGCCTTACGCGATCGGCTCCGATGCGCCGCCGCATCCCGACGCGGTGAAGTTGTGGCAGGCGGTCCAGGCGCTCGACGCGCTCGAGATCGAAGCGCCGGAAGGGTGGAACCCGATCGCCGACCTCGGCGACCTCGGCGCGCTGGGCGCGGCGGCGGTGGCCAAGGCGTTCGCCGCCGAGACGGTCGTCGGCGTCGACGGCAAGCGGCGGTTCAAGGTCAAGCCGAGCCGGCTGATCGTGCATTTTGCCGTGCTCGGCGATCAGGAGGAATGGCGCGCCGAGCCGACGACGATCGCGACGGTGACCGAGAACGGCAAGCCGAAGTGGTTTCGCCGTCAGACGGTGTGGGTCGACCGGGGCCGCTTCGCAGAACAGAATCTCGGCCACTGGGCGGAGGTTGAGGTCAGCGGCGTCGACAAGAAACGCCGGCCGTACGCCGACGCCTATCGCAAGTATTTTCTCGATCCAGATCCGCAGGCGGCGATCATCGCGCGCATGGAGTGGCAATTGTGGCGCTCGGCGATCGATATGCTGGCCGAAGACGTCGACCTCGATTCGATCGCGCTGATGCCCAGCGCCTTACCGCAATGGCCGTGGGAAAGCGCGCTCGCCGCGCCGCGCGTGCTGGAGGCGTTGGTTGCACCGGCGCCGGAATGGCCGCGCCGCCGCGCCGCACGTCGCGCGACTCGCGCTAAGGCGGCGTGAGTTTGCGGAGTCGCGCGGAAAACAACAAAATGTCACCCCATGTTTGACTGGGGGCAGTCGCTTGACATAGACCAAACACACTAAGAAAGAACGGGCCGCCAGCGCAACGCGAGGCGGCCCTTTTGATTCCCCAGCATCGGCGGCGACGTGCAGATCATCGCAACGATGGACGCGCGCGCGATCGAGCGCCTGGCGACCAAGATCGCCGGATTCGAGCGCGAAGGCCCGATGATGATGGCCGCGGCGCTGAACAGCGCCGGGGCGGAACTCCGGCTGGCGACCGTCGCCGCGGAAACGAAACAGACTGGGCTTGCCGGCGACGTGATCGACCGGGCGCAGACGACGATCGACGCCTCGCAAGGGCGGCTCGCTTTCACGATCCTCGTGCGCGGCGGTTCGGTGCGATTGAAGTACTTCGGCGCGAAGGAGGCTGGTGGGGGCGTCTCGGCCAGACCATGGAATAGACCTTCCTATTACCCTGGCGCTTTCATTACGTCCGGCCGCCCCGGCAATCGCCGGCCGTCGCCACGGCTTGGCGGTCAGGTCTACACCAACGTCAGCGGCGGCAAGTGGCGAGGGCATATCAAGCAAGTGCGTCCTGGCCTGTTCATTCCAACCGAACTCACGAGCGGCGCGACCGCGAAGTCGTTCGAAGTCGGCGCACGCGGCGCTCTCGAAGCGATCTCGACGCGCCTCGCCGCCCTCCTCAACTGAGCCGGCCGACCTTCGCGGGTCCTTCCCCGGCCACCCCTCATAGCCCACGGGTCGGACGCGCGTTTTGGCGCTAGTTGCAGTGTTTTTTGAAGCCTAAAGCCGGGCTAAAGGCCCTAAAGAGGGTCGGTCTCAAGTGAGCGAACCGCAGATCGTCCGGAAATCGGAATTTGCGGCGCTGCGGGGCGTTTCGGCTGGTCGCGTCTCGCAATGGATCGCCGAGGGCAAGATCTCGGGCCCGGCGCTGGTCGGCGAAGGCCGATCAGCGCAGATCAACGTCGCCGTCGCGACGCAGCAGCTTCGGGCGAGCCTCGACATCTCGCAACGGTTTGGCCTCAACGGCGTGTCGACCCGGCTCGGCGAGGAAACGCCGGTCGCTGCGCCGCCGACGGCCGTGCTCGGCGAAGCGCCGCCGCCCGTCGTCGACAGCGTCGAGACGCGGATCAAGGCGGAAAAGCTGCGCCAGACGGTGCTGGCGACGCGCCGCCTTGAGGAACAGGATCGCGCCAGCCGCGGCGTTTACGTCAAAGCCGACGAGGCCCGCGCCGAAATCGTACGCGCCGTCTCAGAGGCCATGAAAGCCTTCGATGGCGCGCTCGCCGACTTCGCCTCGGCGCTCGCCGCCAAGTTTCACTTGCCCGAGCGCGACGCGCTCCATCTGCTGCGCGCTGAATTCCGCCGTATCCGCCAGCGCGACACGGATCGCTTCGCCGAGCAAGCCGCCGCCGAGTCTGAGTTCGTTGAAGACGGCGACGACTACGACACGACGCAGTCATGAGCATCATGCTCGCCAATCCTCGCCGCTTCGCGCTCGAAGCGGCGGCGGAGGTCTTTCAGCCGACGCCGCCGATCGATTACGAGTTGTGGGCGCGGCGCAATATCGCCTTCACCGAGAGGGAATCACCTTATCCGGGGCCTTACAACCCCGACCTCTTTCCGTTCTTCAGCGAAATCTATCGCGCGCTGAGTCCCGAAGATCCCTGCCGCATCGTCACCGTCTGCGGTTCGGCGCAGATCGGCAAGACGGTGCTGGCGACCGTGTTCACGCTCGGCTCGCTCGACCTCGATCCGTGCGATTTCTTCTACGTCCACCCGACCGAAGACAACGCGCGGCGCTGGTCGAAGCTCAAGCTCATCCCGCTCATCCGCAATTCCGAGCGGCTGCGCGACGTTTTCCCGGAAAAGAGCCGCGACGGCGGCGACAGCGTGCTCTTCAAGGAACGCGCCGACGGGCGCGGCTCGATCACGATCTCCGGCGCCAACTCGCCGTCGTCTTTGAGCCAGGTGTCGATGCGCCGCCAGGTGCAAGACGACCTGTCGAAGTGGGAGAACAATTCCGCCGGCGATCCCGAAGGGCAGGCCGACAGCCGCAGCCGCGCGTTCGAGTTCGCCAAGATCCTGAAAATCTCGACGCCGCTGGTGTTGCCTGGCTGTCGCATCACGCGCAGCTACGAAGCGGGCAGCCAGGAGGGCTATTTCGTTCCGTGCCCCGAGTGCGGCCACGAGCAGACGCTCGAAATCGAGAATCTGCTGTCCAATCTCGACGACGCGGCGCCGGAGAAGGCCTGCTTTTCCTGTGTCGAATGCGGTTCGTTGATTCAGGCGCACCATCTCGCCGAAATCGTCCGCCGCGGCGCATGGAAGGCGCGCAATCCGAACGCGCTGCGCGAGCATCGCAGTTTCCAGCTCTGGTCGGGCTATTCGCGCCTGCAGAGTCTCGAGCGCATCGGGCGGGAATGGCTCGCCGCGCGCGGCGTGCCCGATCGCGAGCGGGTGTTCTACAACGACACCGCCGGCCGCGGCTATCAGGTCAA